GGAGCTGCAAAAATTAGCTGATATGGGTATTGTGGTTGATACAGACCCAACACAGGTAGATGATGATGGTGCCATCCAGGTGCCGCCTACCGCCCCACCCGATGAGGATGACTCCGATGACTAACGGCAACGAAATGATGATTAGGTCACAGCCAGCAACTTTTGCTTTAGCTGATGACGAACGCACAATGGAATTTCCATTTAGCTCTGAATATCCGGTATCACGTTATTTTGGCAATGAAGTGTTGAGCCATGATGCAGGCGCTGCTGACCTAAGCCGATTAAACGATGGTGCGCCATTACTGTTTAATCATGACCCAGATCGTGTTATTGGTGTAGTAGAACGCGGTTGGATTAATGACGATGACCGCCGTGGTTATGTATCAGTGCGCTTTAGCCAAAATCCATTTGCGCAAGAGGTATTGCGTGATGTAAAAGATAAAGTGCTGCGTAATGTATCTTTTGGGTATCAAATAAACGAAATGGAGCATCGTGAAGATAGCTTTGTTGCTACCAATTGGAATGCACATGAGATAAGTGTTGTTAGCATACCAGCAGACCCAACGGTCGGCGTTGGGCGTTCGCTCGACGTTCAACCACAACCACAACCCATGGAGATTATGGACAACACGCCTGACGTTGCGGCGGTGCAGGAGGCTACTAAAGCCGAACGCAGCCGGATTTCCGCAATCACCGCATTATGCGACAAGCACAACATGGCTGACACTGCTCGGCAACTTATTGATAGTGGCCGCAGCTTGGATGAAGCCCGTGCTGCTGTATTAGATAAGATTGGCGTCAAAGTAGAGCCAGTAGCTGAAAAAGCTGCTGATATTGGCCTTACTGTAAAAGAAAGCCGTGAGTTCTCTTTTCAGCGTGCGATCAATGCATTGGCTAATCCTAGTGATCGCCGGATGCAAGAAGCTGCTGCATTTGAACGCGAGTGTTCTGATGCTGCTGCTGCTAAAGCAGGCAAAACAGCACAAGGCATCATGGTGCCTAATGATGTATTGCGCCGCGACTTGGTAGTAGGCACTGCGTCTGCTGCTGGTAACTTGGTTGGCGTTGATTTTCGCCCCGGCAGCTTTATTGAGCTGTTGCGCAACCGTTCAGCCTTAGCTGGCCTTGGTGTTGCATCATTAACCGGCCTTAGCGGTAACGTTGCAATCCCACGTCAAACTGGTGCTGCTACTGCTTACTGGGTAGCGGAATCCGGTTCACCTACTGAAAGCAACCAGACTGTTGATCAAGTCAACATGTCACCTAAGACATGCGGTGCGTTCACTGATTACAGCCGTAAATTGATGCTGCAATCCAGCATTGATGTAGAGCAAATGATCCGTCAGGATCTAGCTACTGTATTGGCACTTGAGATTGACCGCGTTGGTTTGTATGGTTTGGGTAATACCAACCAGCCTTTAGGTATCAAGCTAACAACCGGCATCAATACAGTTAACTTTGCCGGTGCAGTGCCTACATATGCTGAAGTGGTGAGCATGGAAAGTGCAATTGCTGCTGACAACGCAGACATTGGCGCCATGTCGTATTTGATGAATGCATCAATGCGTGGATCACTGAAGACCACAGAAAAAGCATCATCCACTGCTCAATTTATTTTTGAGCCAGGCGGCACTGTTAACGGTTATAACGCTGCTGTTAGCAACCAAGTAGCTAGCGGCGATATTTTCTTTGCTGTGTGGTCTCAATTGATCATGGGCATGTGGTCTGGGTTGGATCTAACTGTTGATCCTTATACCCATAGCACAAGCGGCACTGTACGTGTGGTAGCACTACAAGATGTGGACTTTGCTGTTCGCCATCCTGAAGGCTTCTGTCGCGGCGCTGATACGCTCTGATGCTAATCCAGGTCACTAAGACCACGATGGTAGGCGGCCAGCTCGTAAGGGCTGGCTCCACCGTTGAGGCAAGCAATGCTGATGCTCAATTATTAATTGGTATTGGCAAAGCAATTACAGCTACGATTGCTGTAGATCCAGAACCAGACCCCCAACCACCAAAACGGAGAACCCGCAATGTTATTCCAACAGACACTTGAAAAGCTAGAGCATTTTACGCTTTTAGCTACAACGACCATTACCGGTACAGGCAACCAGACTGGCGTTGATCTTAAAGATTATGACGGCGACATCCAAGTAATTTTGCTTGGCACTGCTGCTGGCTCTGCAACTGATCTGACCTTCCGCATTGAAGAATCAGATGATAACAGCACTTATACAGCAGCTACCGGTGGCTCATTTACTGCTATTGGTAATGCTGCTTACAAAGAAGTGCTTACATTGAACCGTGACGCATTAAAGCGTTATGTACGGTTGAGCTGTACTGCCGAAACCGGCGCTGCATCTAGCTCCGTTACTTGCGTTGGTTACGGTCTTAAGAAGTACGGCTAATGGCAATAACTGAAAACCTGCTTGGTTTTCTAAACGATTTCGGCGTCAGTTGTACTGCTGGCGCCGTTACCGGTTTAGGTATTCTTGACATGCCATCACAAATCATTGCAAATGATATGGTATTAAGCACTGATTATATGTTGACGGCACGTGCATCTGATTTTGGTAATTTAGTGTATGGCAATGCCATTACAGTTGCAACTGTGGCTTACACAGTGCGCGAGACTAGGTTTATAGATGATGGTTCTTTTGTTGAAATTGCATTGCAAAAAACATGACGGCTCCTATCCGTGTTGCTAAGCGTAATGATTGGATAGGATCTGACCCAAAGCTATTGCATGGCGAACTGGGGCAGGAATCAGACACAGCAGCTTTGAAAATAGGCGATGGCTTAAGGAATTGGAATAAATTGCCATATTTTGGTTGCCCAGGCTATTGGGCTTCATTTTGGGATTTAACATCACAAACCGCAGTAGCAAATACACCAACTGCAATTTTATTGCGTAATGCTGATTTAGATAATAGCGGCATCAGTATTGCGTCAAATACAACGATTACATTTGCCTATGCTGGCGTTTATAGTATTACATTTTCAATACAGTTTACAAATAGCGATACTTCAATACATGATATAAATGTATGGTTACGCAGGAATGGTAGTAATGTTGTTGCATCTGATAGCAGATTTAGTATTACGTCTAAGCACGGCAGCGTTGATGGCAATGTGATCGGTACGGTTAATTTTGTATTAAAGCTTGCTGCTGCTGACTATCTTGAGTTGATTTGGGCTACTAGCAATGCTGCTGCTTATATCCATGCTGAGGCAGCTCAAACTAGCCCATTTGCGCATCCAAGTATTCCCGGCATTATCTGTACCATAATACAAGTTGCATCTGCTTAATTATGACGACCAAACGCGAAACAATTATTACCGCAATACGTACAGCGCTAATAGGCACCACAGGTGTTAGCACTAGGATTTATCGAAGCAGGACCGAACCTATTACACGCGGCGAATCGCCTGCAATTGTTGTTGAGCCGCTTACTGATACGGCAGCGCAAAACACAAGCTTGCCGACATTAGACTGGAGTTTAACTGTACGTGTTGCCGTAATTGTACGCGGCGCCATACCAGATCAAGTAGCTGATCCAGTTGTTGAAAGCTTACATGCCAAAATAATGGCGGATTTAACGCTTGGCGGTTACGCAATTGACATCCAACCAATTGGTGTTACATTTGATATAGTTGAAGCAGACCAACCTGTTGGGGTTGTGATGTGCGACTACCGAGTGCAATATCGCACCTCGGTTACTAATCTCGCAAGTTAAACATGGCTATGATAGTGGATGAGTATTGGGGTCAAGGCGGGTCTTACCTGCTAGATCCTAAAACCGGTAAGCGTAAACTCATCGAGCGTACTGCCCCGGCTACCGCCAACACCGCACCTGAGGAACTGACCAATGCCATTACTGACTCGCAAAAGGCTGCTTCTAGCCAAAACTGAAGCTACCTACGGCACTGATTCGACACCAACTGGTGCGGCTAATGCCATATTGGTGCGCAATCTAGAAATTGTGCCATTGCAATCGGATATTGTGCAGCGGGAATTGATCCGGCCATATCTTGGTAATTATGAACAGTTACTAGCAAATACACGAGTGCAGGTAACTTTTGAAGTTGAATTAGCCGGTTCGGGTACTGCTGGTACTGCACCAGCTTATGGCCCCGTTCTAAAAGCTTGCGGGCTAGCTGAAACTTTGGTAGCAAGTACAAGTGCTACTTATGCCCCGGTTAGCACCAGCTTTAGCTCTGTGACTTTGTATTTTTTCCAAGATGGCATTCGCCATATTGTGACTGGCGCTCGTGGAACATTTACGTTGAATGGCACGGTAGGTGCGATCCCAACGATTGCATTCACAATGACCGGCATTTTTAATGCACCAACTGATACAGCGCTTGCGGCACCTACTTACACAAATCAATCAACACCTTTAGTGTTTAAAAATAGTAATACAACCAGTTTCTCGGCATTTAGTTATTCAGGTGCATTGCAATCAATTGACCTTGATTTTGGCAACGAAATTATTTACCGTGAATTGGTGGGCGGTACCAAAGAAGTTATTATTACTGACCGCAAGCCTGGCGGCACATTGCAAATTGAGGCAGTATTGCTCGCCGCTAAAAATTACTTTACTGTGAGCACTGGATCGACTACTGGTAGCATTACGTTGCAGCATGGCACCACCGCTGGTAACATAGCGACGCTTACAATGGCTCAATCAGACCTAGCCGATGTATCTTATGCCGACATGAACGGCATCCAAATGTTAAACCTGCCTTATGTTGCAACACCAACAGCGGCAGGCAATGACGAATTATCCCTTGCCTTTACCTAAACATCATGGCATTTGTTCTTGCTCAATCCGATAGCTACAGTTGGCCTGTTACTGTTGAATTCCCGGTTGATGGTGGCCGCTTTGAAAAGCAAACTTTTGACGCTGAATTTAAGCGGCTGCCACAATCACGAATTGAACAAGTAATTGAACGCAGCAACACAGACACCATTAAGGATGTCGAATTTGCGCGTGAAGTAATTACAGGCTGGAAAGGTGTTACAGATGCCAAAGGTGCTGATGTGCCCTACAGCAATGAAGCATTAGGTAAATTGCTTGATGTGCCATTGGTTTCAGGCGCTATTGTGCAAGCTTTTTTTACTAGTCTGACTGGAGCAAAAAGAAAAAACTAGAGGCCGCTGCTGAGCATTGGGCAAGTGGCGGCGTTATAGATGATACGGCAAAAGATGCGGCAGGATTAGGCATAAACAAGCCCAACTTGCCGCAGCAATCTACTGACTTTGAAGTGTGGGAAGACAACTGGGGTACAGTTGTAATGTTTTTACGTGTGCAAACGCAATGGCGTGTTGGAATGGGCGGTGCTACTGGGTTAGACTATAATGCGATCAGATGGGCGTTTGAAATGTACGGCGTCAGTGACCAACGCGAGATGTTTGAAGGCTTGCAGGTTATGGAAGCTGCTGCATTAGGAGCGATGAATAAAAATGGCTAGTCCTGCAACTGAATTTACAATTAAGGCTCTGGTCAGTGGCCTTGAACAAGTTGAAGGTTTAAAGTCTGCTGTACGTTCTTTACAAAATACAGCGCAACCAGCAGCGGCAGATATAAATAAATTACGTGATGCGGCTAAATCTTTAGGCAATGCGGCTGAAGCATCAACAAGTGAT